ACTTCCTGGTGGGTCAGACCGACTCGTCCGGTCGTCCGCTGGTTGTTCCTACGTCCAATGGACCGTGGAACAGCGCGGGAGTTGTCACCGAGGCTGGTGGCGCTCAGGGTTCGGTGGGCACGTTCATGGGCCTGCCGGTCTACGCCGATTCGGCTATTGCCGTTGGAGCCAACTCGGAGCTGCCCATCGTGGTCGCCTCGTTCTCGGACAACATCCTCATGGAGTCCGGTGTCCGCACCCGCGTCCTGCCGGATGTGGGCAGCGCTTCGCTGACTGTCCGCTTCCAGGTCTACGGGTACACCGCCATGGCGGCTCGCTACCCAACGGGCATCGCCAAGATCGTTGGCACCGGACTCGTTCCGGCGGCTGGCTTCTAGGCAAGCAACTGTGGCGGGGGATCGGGTTACCCGGTCCCCCGCTGTGGTGCTGACATGAATGACAAGAACTACCTAAAAGCCCTGCATGAGGCGCTCGCGTCCGAGACGGACCCCGAGCGCTTCGCCGCGTTACTCGTGCAACTAGATCGCTTCATCGACGATCAGGTGCGCCGCGCCCGCTCCGTTCCCGATGTTGAGCAGCGCTCCACAAGCCGCCGTGGGACCTAGGTGCAGGGCTTAGGTTCCACGGCTTCACCCTGCGGAAGGACCCCCTGCACATGCCCATCGCCGGAACTTTCTACAGCAATGCCCCGCACGCCAACACCGGATACGGAACACAGACGCGACAGCTCGTCCCCCGCATGATTGGCGACGGCCACAAGATCGCCATTCAAGCTAACTACGGCGTGGAGGCATCCCTGACCGAATGGCAGGGGATCCCGGTCTACCCGCGCGGGTATGACCAGTGGTGTAACGACATGATCGGCCCGTCATTTGATGACTGGACGCAGAGTTGGCCAGATCATCGCCATGTGTTGTTTGGCCTGTTTGATGTCTGGGTAGTCAACTCGTCCAAGCTTGACGAGGTTCCCGTCATCTGGTGGACGCCCGTGGATCATCACCCAGCTCCCCCGGGCGTGATTGAGAAGTTGGACCGCCCTAACTGGACGCCCGTGGCTATGAGCCAGTTCGGCTACGACATGATGCGCAATGCGGGTCTTGAGCGAGCCCGGTACGCACCGCACGCCATTGACACCTCGCTCTACCGTCACACAGAGAACGTCCCTCTAGGTGAGGGCAGTCTCACAGGCCGCCAAGTGATGGGCCTAGATGAATCAGACTCGCACTTTGTTGTTGCGTCCTTCGACGCCAACAAGTCCGCTGGCGGCGTTCACCGCAAGGCGTGGGGTGAAAGGCTGCTCGCCTTCTCCATCTTCGCCAAGCGCCACAGCGATGCCGTTCTGTATATCCACTCGGAGCGCCATGGCGCGATGGGCGGCTGCAAGTTTGACGAGTTGATCAGGGGCGCAGGGATCAACCCCGCACAGGTCCGCTTTGTGAATCAGTGGGCGTTGCGCCTGGGCATCCCTGATAGCACCATGGCCGCTCTGTACTCGGCTGCCGATGTTGTTCTCATGCCGTCACTGGGTGAGGGCTTTGGCCTTGTCGCACTGGAGGCGCAGTCCACGGGGTCGCGGGTGATCCTGAACGACAGCACCGCTCAGACCGAGCTGTGCGGGCCGGACTCCTACCTCGTCAACGGCCAGCCCTTGTGGGATGACAGCCAGAGCGCTTGGTGGTCAACCCCTAATGTCGGTTCCATCGTTGAGGCACTGGAAGACGCCTACAACAGTGGGCGCGGTCCTTCAATGAAGAACAGGCGCTTTGCCCAGCAGTGGGACGCAGACAAGGTCTATCGGGAACACTGGCGGCCAATCCTGCTGGAGGCCCAGCAGTGATCCCGTGCATGGTGGTCCCCATCCTCAACCGCCCAGAACTACTGGACCGGATGCTCTCCAGCGTGGATCACCCGGTGGACACCTTGGTGATCATCGACAACGGCGGCGTGGTGGACCCATCCCTGAATCCACAGTGGGCCAGCAGGACTCACGTCCTAACGATGCCAAGCAACCTAGGCGTGGCGACCTCATGGAACCTTGGCATCAAGTCCACGCCGTTCGCGCCGTGGTGGTTGATCGTCAATTCTGATGTGACGTGGCGCTCTGGACTCTTGGCGCGCTTTGACACCGGAGACGCCAGAGAGGTTCTTCGGCTGTCTGGGTGCATCCCACCGTGGTGCGCGTTCGGCATCGGTGAGGACGTAGTCAACTCCGTGGGGCTGTTTGATGAAGCCATACACCCGGCGTACTTTGAGGACACTGACTATGAAAGGCGCTGTAAGGCCGCTGGAGTGCCTATTCATCTGTCAGGCATAACAGTTGACCACGACAACTCCTCAACCCTTGACGGTGGCTACCACGACGCCAACGCACGCACCTACGCGGAAAACCGCGCCTACTCAATGTCCAAGTCCTATCGGGGTGACATGTCCGAGGGTCGATGGTCGCTCAAGCGCAGGAGGGACCTGTCGTGGGACTGACGGTCCAGCGGGACTGGTACGCCGGAGAGACCATCTGGGTAGTGGGCTCGGGGGCATCCTTGGACTACATAGATGCCTCATTCTTTGACGACAAGCTCTGCGTGGTTGTGAACCGCGTTGGGATAACCAAGCCGCTGCGAGAGTTCTTCACGGTGACGCATTACCACCGAGACGCCATGCTCGTGGCCAACGCCAGACCAGATCTTCCGGTCGTAGTCCCCGAGGCCGACCTGGGGGCCGGTGGACCGGAGGCCGCAGACCGGCAGCCAGAAGAGCCAAACGTCTACCGTTTCCCGACTGGCCCGCAGAGGTTCTCGTCCTTCGATGCACAGAAGCATTGGCCCAGCGACCCAGATGCGCTTGTGGTCGGGCCGACCAGCCTTCACATGACCATGCACTTCGCCCACTGGCTGGGGGCGGCGTCCATCGTCCTAGTGGGTGCAGACTGCGGGACGCTGGGAAGCCGGTCCAACTTTGACGGATACTCCGTTGGGGACAATCCGTTTGAGGTCTGGGGGCGAACACTCCCCGGCGTTGCCGACCAACTACGCAAGCGCGGGACCGCTGTCCATAGCCTTAACCCCTTTGTCAATCTTCAGTGCGAGGGAGTGCCGTACCGCTCCCCGCTCGCCAACATCAACTAACGGAAGGGCGGCGCGATGACATACGCCTCGTTGGGCCAGATCAAGTCAGCCCTGGCTATCTCGTCCACCGACTCGGTAGACGACGAGACGCTCATGCTCGCACTGTCCGCAGCTTCGGAGCAGATTGACGCATACTGCGGTCGCACGTTCAGCGAGACCGGCGTGACGGAGGTGCGCTACTTCGCCTCCTACAAGTCGGACCAAGTTGAGGTTGACGACATGGACGGTGCCCCCACTGAGTTCGCCTACTCCAGCAACGGCAACGGCGTTTACGATTCCACCATTGACTTGGGCAACCTAGCCCTGCTTCCCAGTAACGGAAGCGTGGACGGGCTGCGCTGGCCCACGACGGCAGTCCGCGTGCTTACGACGGAGAACCTGCCTGTGTCGCGTAACGGTGAGCCCACGGTGGCAATCACGGCAACGTGGGGCTTTGGGTACGTCCCCACCTCAGTGGTGCGCGCCTGCATCGCACAGGCGAGCCGCCTGCACGCCCGAAACCTCAGCCCCTACGGCGTGGCCGGTTTCGGAGATATGGGCGTGGTGAGGCTCGCACAGGGCCTTGACGTTGACGTGCAGCAACTCTTGACCCCCTATTGCAAGATTCGGGGCAACCTGTGAGCATCGCCGCACTGCGTGAGGGCTTGGCCACCAACCTTCGGACCATCTCAGGTCTGCGCGTGGTGTCCTACTCCCCCGACGCAGTGGAAGTGCCCATGGCAATCGTGGGTGCGCCAAGCATCGACTATGACACCGCGATGGCTCGGGGAAGTGACGAGTACACGTTCACCGTTGATGTCCTCGTATCCCGGGCTGTCTCGCGGGCCGCTCAGAAGGAACTAGATGCCTACTGCGACCCCGGCAGCATCAAGGCAGCCATTGAGTCAGACCGGACCCTAGGGGGCGCGGCCTTTGATTGCCGAGTCACCTCCCTGAACTCTTACCGACAGGAAGTCGTCGGTGAGACCCCATACCTGTCCGCATCATTCACCGTGCAGGTCGTCACCCAATAAGGAGCCACCATGGCAAAGCTCATCTTTATCAACGCCTTCGTGAGCGTGGCAGGCACGGACCTGTCGGACCACGTCGCATCTGTTACTTGGAACGAAACCGCAGCAGAGGTCTCGGCCAATGCCTTCGGCTCTGGATACGAGGATCGCTTGGGCGGCCTGAAGTCGGCGTCCGTCCAGATCTCGTTCCACCAGGACTTTGCCGCAAGCAGCGTCTACCAGACGCTTACCGGGCTGCTCGGCACCTCCACCACGGTGATCGTGCGCCCCAATGGAACCAGTGGCGGCACGGCCAACCCTGGCCGGACTGGGTCCTTCCTTGTCTCCACCCTCACCCCTGTTGGTGGAGCTGTCGGCGACCTGCTCACTCAGGACATCACCTGGAACAGCACCGGCACGTTCGGCTCAGCCTGACCCCTAGATAGGAGCCCTGCATGAAACTCACATTCAATGTCACCTATAACGATAAGTCGGCGGTGGACACGACTGCAACCACCGCCGACTTCGTCGCCTTTGAGGGCGCGTACAGCCGCAGCATTATGAACCTAGAGGCAGACCTCAGGCTCACGGATGTCTGCTGGCTGGCGTGGCGCTCTCTCAGTAGGACTGGGATCACCGGGCTGGACTTCAACGCATGGCTAGATACCGTCGATGAGGTCCAGTTGATTGACGGGGAGGCAACTCCCGCCCCTTTGGAGCCGACAGCGAACACCTCCGCATAGCGCGGCTGGCCCACGCTTACGGAATCGCGCCGAGAGATCTGCTCAAGGAATCCGAGCGAATGTTGTTCACCATGGAGCGCTACCTGATGCTCAGAGAGAACGGGAGCGGCTGATGGCTTACATGGGTGGAGGGGCAGGCTGGGCCAAGCTGACGCAACGTGGTCGAGGGTCTGGCGGCTTCGATGTGTCGTGGTACGGCGCTGACATGCTCCAAGAGGCCATGCAGGGAATCGCGGACGGCTTGGTCTGGACGGACAAGGGAGACCTGATCCCCCGCAAGACCGCTGCCAACCGAGAGATGCGGGCGGCGGCCAAGTCCATCGCCGCTGATCTACTGGTTCCGCAAATGAAGCGCACGGCCAGAGTGTCACCCACGCCTCAAGCACGAGCCATGGCCGAGACGGTCAGGGCCAGGTCTGACCGCTTGATCATGGTTCAGGTGGGCGGCGTCAACCCTCCACTGTCTGGGTTTCGCCGTGGGCGAGGAGCCAAACGAGCTAAGGGCCGTTCGGGTGGCGCTGGCCGCGACGCGTCGTCGCGGACATACCGCACGACGCTTGCATGGGGCTCAGAGTTTGGACCCAAGGGTGGTCGCAGGATGCCCACAACCTTGGGCGGCAAGTCTCCATCAGGTGCGGTGAACCACTACAGGGCTCCTCGCAATGAGCGCGGCTACTGGGTGCTTCCAGCTGTAGACGATGTCTTTGACAAGGCAGTGGACCGCTGGGAAGCCGCCGTCCAATCCATCATTGACCGATACGTAAGGGGGAGGACGTAATGGCTACCCTTCCCGGCCTTGTCATCAAGATTGGTGCCAACACCAAAGACGCAATCGACGGCCTAAACAAGGTCAACGGAGCCCTAGGCAAGTCAGCAACCTCAAGCGACAAGTTCCGCGCATCTTGGTCCAAGATGAAGCCCGCCTTGGCTGCTGTTGGTGTGGCTATGACTGCCGTGACAGTGAAGATCGGCGTAGACGCGGTCATGGCTGCGTCAGACTTCAGCGAGGCAGTTTCCAAGTCTCGCGTCCTGTTCGGTGATGCCACTGACGATATGGTCAAGTGGTCTGAGACCGCCGCCTTCTCCATGGGTCTGTCCAAGACCGCCGCGCTTGACGCCGCCTCCACCTTTGCTGGGCTGGGCAAGGCCGCTGGGATCTCCGGCGACGAGTTGGGGCGCTGGTCGCGGGACTTCTCGCAGCTCGCTGGCGACCTGTCCTCGTTCTCCAACACCTCTGTTGAGGATGCGGTCACGGCGTTGTCGGCTGGGCTCAGAGGGGAATCGGAGCCCCTGCGCAGGTATAACGTGCTTCTGTCAGACGCGGCCCTCAAGGCCGAGGCGATGCGCCAGAAGATCTACGACGGCGTCGGGCCACTGACCCAGCAGCAGAAGGTCCTTGCCGCTTCGGGTGTCATCTTCCGAGATGCGGAAGACGCACAGGGGGACTTTGCGCGCACGGCAGACGGGCTCGCCAACACCTTGCGAACCCTGAACGCCGAGGGGGCCAACCTTCAGATCATCTTGGGCGAGGGAATCGTCCGAGGCATGGGTGACACCCTCCAGATGGGCGGCGACCTAAACCGCAACCTTCAGCTGATGGAAGCGTCCATGAGCAACATTGGCGAGACTGCTGGCTCTGCAATCCCGCTGGCTCTCAATGCCTTTGGCACCTTCATAGATGTGGTCAAGTCCGTCACTGCTGAGGCAATCTGGTCCTTCCAGAAGATGGGCCTTGCGGCCCAGAAGGCCCAAGTCAACGTGGGGGACTTTCTGGGCCTCATCGGGGATGCCGAGGCCGAGGCAGCACGCAAGGCGCTTGACTTGGCATACGCCAACAACGAGGCGGCCTATAAGCAAGAGATCATGGCTATCCATATCAAGGACACCACCGGCGCGCTTGGCGATCAGGCTGACGCGGCCAAGGGTGCCGAGAGGAACAACGGCAAGTACTCATCCTCGCTGGGAGTCATCAGCGATGAGGCGAGCGCGGCGACAGTCCAGCTCAAGCGCATGAAGTCGCAGATGGACAAGATGGCCGCCAACCGCAGCATTGCGCAGCAGCGCATCCGCATGGCGCAGGATCGACAGAACGGCCCAGGCAAGGGCGATAACCTCAGGTCCTTTGGCTTGGGCTACGCCGATCAGGCAGCCCAGTTGGCCCAAGACATTGCCGAGCGCGGTGGAAACTCAGAAGAATCCAAGCGCAAGGCGCGCAAGGTTCTTAATCAAGCACGCGACTACCTCGGAAGCCTTGGCCTCGGAAGCAATTTCACGGACGCTAGCGGTGCCTACCTTGGCACGCCGGGAGGGCTCAAGGGGGGCACCCCCAACACTCGGATGGCAGGCAAGGTCGTGGATGAGTCCCGCAAGATGGGGACCACAACCATCTACGAGTTCAACGGAGACCTTGTCGTCAGGGATGCTGCTGACGCCGCCGAGCAGGCTACCCGCGCCAGTCGCCTGAAGGGGCTTAGTGGTGGAAGATCCTACGGAGGCTATCGCCGATGATTAGCCTGAGCATTGACCGGGGAAGCCTTGGCCTGACGCCCCTGACCATCTCCGACTCTGGCTCAGGGTCGCTGGTTCTCGTCTCGTTCTCACCTGGCGCACGCCAGCGGGACAACGTCATCGCTCAGTCGCGTTGGCTTGATGGTGGGCGGCTCACGTCCTCGCGCACCGAGGTTGTCACGCTTGACGCTGCCATACGCATCAACGGCAGCACCATCTCCGACATCCAGACTAAAGCCGATGAGCTTGACACGGCTTTGACCCAGTTTGGCTACACCCTCACGCAGACAGCAGGCTCGCTGGTGACGACCTACACCTGCCTGCCAGCGTCCACCGCGCTCCCCTACGACCCCGTCTTGCTGCGTGCTGGAACCTCCATCTTCACGGCGTCGATACCTAGGCAGCCGTGATCAGGCGCGTATCGGTTGACTACGCCGCAGCCACGCAGGGGGCCGATGGCCGCTGGACGATGGGCGCTGCCACGACGGAGACTGTCGCCGACTGGGGATCGCTTCGCATTGAGGTGGGGGCCGAGTGGGGAACCGCCAACCCTCCTAACCTCGTTGCCGCCGGAACCGACATCACGACCATCAACGACATCCCCACCATCATTGAGGGTCTGGCCTTTGGTGAGCCTTACGGCGAGACCACGGGCTCGCTGTCGTTCCCGGGAATCGCGCTGTTTGATGACCCCAGCGCAGTGGGCGTCACCCCCGGGGCCAACGTGGATATCTATCGGGTGCTTCCTGCAACCGAGGCTGAGGCCGCTGGCGTGGATGAGGTTGGGTACTGGCACGGCTTTATCGCCTCGCTGGAGGTGGCCGAGGGTGAGGGAATCCGCAACCCCGTTGTGGCTCACCTATTCGGTTCCATGTTCGGGGAGGCGTCGCTGCGCGCTCACCAACCACTCATGCAGCCCGATTCCTACGACATCGGGTCCATGCTCAACCGCGCCCTGCGACCCCAGGACTATGGCCGACCGCTGCCCCCTTATCGCTTCTACTTCGAGGCCACCACAACCGGCATTGAGTCAACGCGCAAAGGTTCGCGTGGGACCAGCGTCATGGACCACTGTGACGAGTTGCTCTCCATCGCGCAGACCTCGTCCACCGCGTGGACCATCCGTCGCGCCTACGATGTCAGCGACTACCCACAGCCACGGAAGTATTACCTCAACGAGAAGTCCCCGAGCTGGGATGACTCTGTCCAGTCGTCCACCATCCATGTTGGCGGCTACGGCGTACAGGTGTCCCTGTCCCGCGACATGACCCAGACCCCCAACTCCATCTACGGGGAAGGGTTGGCGTCCTCTGGGGAGCGCTGGAGGAACGCTCGCTACCCAAACCTGTGGCCCTCGGAGACTCCCGCCTACCCCTCCCGAGTCAGTGGGACCACGTACCCTGTCACGAGCGCGGACGCGGACGCGGACTTCACCGCTGATGTGGTGACCCAAGCGCAATACCAGTTGCGCGCCTTGGGTATGCCTGACGTAGAGATAACCGGGGTGTGGGACACCAACACCATCACAGGCATCAACGCCCTGTGGGCGTTGCTTGGGGAGACAGAGGACGGGGTCATTGCCTCGGATGGGGACTGGGATCTCCTATTTACGACGACCACGACCACGGACATTGAGACGGGGTACTTCTCTCCGCTGTACGTCCTTCCCGAGGCCGATCCCTATACCTACTACGCAGACGGCGGCGTATCGGGAAACCGGGCCGCCTACGACGGCCGAATCCGCGTGGAGCGCTCGGTTAGCTTTGGCGATGGGATCAGCAAGTCCCGGGCGACCACGTATGCGCGGCGCTTGGTCAACCAGGCTGAAACTCCTGCGTGGTTTGGCTCCATCACGCTGACCGCTGACCCCGTCGAGCGCAGTAAGCTCCACGTCCGTGAAGGAGGTTGGGTCAGGCTTGTGAACGTGGCTGGAAGCACGCTGGACCTCTACGTCGCAGGAGTCACCATCACTGACGAGGGTGGGCAAGTCTCGCTTCAGGTGGCCAGCGAGCCTTGGGACTTGCTTGACCTAACCACCCGAATCCAGCGAGACCGCGAGGCCAACGCCGACCCCGCCAAGGCCTTCTACGCGCTACGCACAAGACCCGAGAGGCCCTTCCGCGATGCGGTTGGATGGGACAAGGAATCAGGCGCTGGCACTATTCGACCCACGCCCATCGACCCCGGCTGGAACGTCATCAAGATGGTGGGAGCGGTGCGGGGAACGATCCTCGCAGCCGATGTCAAGACCTACAGCTCCCCCACCAAGTTCGCCATGGCGGTCTTCGGCGGGTCCGTTAGCGCCGCAAACCTCGGGTCATGGGTGGCCAACCCCTTGGCCGAGGTGGCAGCGGACGGTTATGGATGGTGGAACCAGCCCAGCATCCAAGATGACCTGACGGCGCACGGCTTCATTGAGGCTTGGGGAGAGTTTGGCGAGGCCGCTGGGTATTGGCCGGGGGCCGAGAGTAACGGAAACGTCTCGGCGGGGACTGTCACGGGACGCATGGTCGATTACCTCGGATGGTCCTTTGAGTCCCTGGACGCTCCATTCATCTGGCTTGCCGTCTACAACCCTGGCGGCACAGCAATGTTCCGTGGGGACATGCGAATCACGATTGAGGAGTGAGCGTGGCCGTCGCTCCCGACTTCGTCAGCTCCACTCCCACGGCAGGCATGCTCGTCGGGGGCCTCGGCGGTGGCTATTTCGTCACGGGGATCTTCAGTGGAACGGCTGGGTTTCACCTCCGCTCGGTCGCCGATCCCGCCACCGTCGTCGACGCCGTAAGCGTCCCTTATGGGT